TTCATTGTTAAGGGGATCGAATAATTCATTTGGTGTTTCTCTTTCATCAGTCAACTTCAAATCATTTTTCATTCATTCCCCCAATTTTGAAATCATATCGCGCGCTTCATCTAGTGTCGCGCAAACCGTCACCCTATCATGATAATGAAATATATTGGTGCGTTCACCAATAAGATAAATTGGTTTTTCTAATGTAAGTGCTATTCCTAATTCAACATGTCGTCCACCAGAACCATTTTTTGCCCATTCTGGTGGATTCAATGCGACAAGTATGTTAGCTAACCACACATCATTGAGATCGGCTTGTGCCCATTCATGTGATAATATGGCTGAATCATCTTGCCAAATCCAACGCGCTGTACATTCAATTCCAATTTCTGCGAAGAATTTCATTGCTTCTTGTGCGCTTTTTCTTAATTCATATGGTGCTGTAATATAGATTTTTTTCATTTAATCCACCTCGAATCCACTTGCCACCTTCTTTGATATTGGTTTTTCATCAATTGCAAATTTGAATTTCTTTAATTCAAGATAATTCGATCCGATTTCAATTTCTACTGGTATAATCAATTCGGAGCGCGCGATTGAACATGTTTCAAAATTAATTGGTCGCTCGAATTCTTCCTTCACAATTGGCACGAATTCATCAATATCTTGTTCATCAATAATAAATAAGAGCGCATCATGTGATTCTAATACGATCTGACAATTTGGAAACCTTCGTTTGATTCGCATTCCAGCCGCTTTTGTGTTATCTGTAACTGCACGCTGTGGTAAATAACTAAATGCTTGGCGAAAAAGTTCATCATCAAATCGTTCATAAAAAGTGCGCCGACCACCATATTTCGCATTGATGCCAAATGGAATTGGTGCTATTAATACACGGTCACGTTTCATGCATTCAATTACTGATTGGTGAAACACTTGTTGTATTTTTGGTTGTTTCGCATGAAAGATTTTGAGTGCACGATCACATAAGGCTTCATCAACTTTCATATTAATCTTATATTTGCGCGCTTGAGTGTTAATCTCGATTGATGCGCGCCGTTTTTGAGCACCAAGATGTGCTGCATGTCTTAAGGTTTTACCCAAGAAACGTATGGGATGTTCATATCCCAATACCTTTTTGCTGTATGATTGTTCCGTTCCGCCCATAAACCATGATGCGGTTAAAGAATGATAATCATGAGTGTCAATATCATGTAATGCTTGTTCGTCATTAGCGAGTTTAAACACAACGCGCGCCTCGGCTTGTTGTGAATCGACATTTACAAACACATATTTTGTCATTCATTTTTTAAATTGAAAACTTTCTTCCATTCTTTTATTCGATTTAGAGGAATTTCAAACCAATTATGATATGTTCTATTATCTAAACTTACAGCCCAACGATTTTCATATTTATGCTGCCACAATCGTTCCACTCCAATTCGATTTAAAATTCGCTTTATAAGACGCCAATCATCAAATTTGATCATGGCACAAGCATACTTCTAATATCAGCACCAATTTCTCCATGCTTTGTGAGTGTTTGGAATGCCATGCCTAATGACTTTTTCTTCTTTTTGCCATTTTCATCAACCACTTCCACTGTTGGGCGTATTGGTGGATCTTGCATTGATGTGGAGCTACGGCCAGTTTCCAACGCTGCAAAGTGAGTCGTTCGCATTCTTCCGTCGAAATCTGGCAATGCTAATATATACGTGCCGATTGTTTTTCTTACTTGTCTGTCTTCTAATATCAATTCAACAACTCGCCGTTTTGATTCGTCTCTGAATGATTGCAAATTGAGAAGTGCTGTTAATTCTTCCTCACCTGTATTTTCTCTTATTGGACATTTGAGTGTATCAAATAAAAGTGTTTTTACTTGTTTAGGTGACATACAATTCACATATTCACCTGTCAATTTGAATAATTCACATCTAATTTCTTCATCCTTCCTTACATATTTACGAAGGAGGAATTCGCGCTGTTCATTATCAACACCAAAACCTGTTCTTTCTATATTCCAGTAGAAATCAGGTAATTTCATCACAAATTCATAGAAAAACTCTTTTTGGCCAATCTCATTTAACTCGATTTCCATTTTGTCGTCTATCTCCTTAGTTACGCAACTATCTCTGGCACAACCGATAAATAGCTCATTTAAATCAACATTCCATTTATCTTTCTTCTTGTCATATTCACCATACATCCCTTCATCTTTATAGAACGGTTCTTCGGTATAGATGGATGTATTGAATCCAAGATTCTTTGGTAATTCGGGATTGATTGTGAAGGCTTTCATCATTGTATCTGAATGAATGCTTCGTACTACAAAACCAAGTCGCTTGAGTTTATCTCTATCATAATTGAAATTCTGCCCAATTACATCACTTTCGGCTAGAAATTGTGCTAACAAGAGCCAGCATTGAACCAAATCTGAATTGGGGATAGATGATATACCATTCGTATTCCATAATGGAATAGTCATTCCTTCCTGTGGTACAAATGATATACCTATGCAGGTAGGAATACAATTTAATGATTCAATATCAATACTCGGATGAATATAATTTTTATATTTATTGAGAAATTGACTTAAATGGTAGGAATTTGATGCGACTGAAAGCGTGCGATGAGGAAGTCTTAAATCTGGAAATGATGATTGATGAAGCGCGCGCTTGAAATCTAACACCATGATAATGCGATTCCAATAGCCTTTAAATTCCCCACCTTTCGCCTGATGTAAGAGATGGGCAGGATGATATGTTGCGACAAATTTATGGCCCATGCCTAACATAATTGAGCCACGATAATGACCAATTTCAGTTCGACCTGATAAAGCCCATAACGCTGTTTTACCAAGCGCGAGGATACAATTCGGTTTGATTGCATTGATTTCTAATTGTAACTCCTGAAGTGATTGTTCTACATTGATGCCAATTGATTCCGCGCGCTTCCATGATGGGGTGTATTTACCCTTCTGTTGTTGGGGAATTTCATATTTAAATACATTTGTTATCCATGTATCACCACGATTGATTCCTGATTCGCGTAATAATCGATCTAATTCTCGGCCTGATGGCCCGACGAAAGGTTTACCCGCTGCTGTTTCGGCATAAGATGGCGCTTCACCAATAATCATTAATTGCGCGCCTATAGAGCCGATGCCTGGCACGTACACTTTATCTGTCATACAAATTCAATTGAAGGCAATGGAATTTCAAATTTCAATGAATGCCATAAATGCAATGTAGAGGCGCGCACTTTCTGGTACGTGAAACATATACTAGCTCATTTTATTCTTTCTTGTGGAATTGGTTTTAGAAATTCAATTAATTGAGAATTACATTTTGAACATAAATCTTTACTATATTTTTCCTCGTAATTACCCTGTGGATAATTATAATTTGTTGGTATGTATTCAACTTTGACAAGTTTTTCTGCTTCCGTAAATAAATTTAAACATCGATCACATTCATATTTGATAGCCATTATTGGTCCTTCACCACTTCCGCTTTAATTGCCCTGAAACCGTGATTTTTTGTTTCTTGTGGTGTGAATCGAATAATCATGCCCTTACGAAGCTCAGTAAAGTGAAGGGTGTCACTTTTTAAAGCTGTCCAATGTAAAAATATTCTTGTAAAAGGAATATCTTTTGATATTAGAAAACAGTACCCCCGGTCTGACACTTTTATGATTCGGCCTTCGATTTGATCTTCTTCATGTTCATCTTGCAAATGAACGCGCGCTTCCTTCTCAGCTTCTTTAGTCTCGAAATATTTACGGAAGAATTCTACCACTGCTTCATCTCATTTCTGTCTATTTCACTTCATTACGACTTGTGAAAAAGCGCGCGGCACTCAGTTATACGGCTCATAGAGCTACGATTGAATGCCGCGCTATCATCAAATTAATTGAACACCCACCCATTGATATGAGTGTAGCTACGATTCATATCGAGTGGAATTGCCCAATCAACTTGATGGGTCTTCTTCAGCCTCTTCATCTTCGGTATGTTCGGTTTCGTCATCTTCATCATCATCTTCGTCAAATTCAATTTCATCGCTTTCAGTACTAGGATTATCTTTGGTAATATCAGCGTCTGATTCACTCATTCATGCCTCCTAAAAAAGAAAAGTGGGATACCGTCGCCACATCTTACGATGTGCTCATCTTATTTGGTTCCATGGAACCTTATTCGATGATATCCCACATCTCATCATTCGATTCATGCTGGTTACTTGTTCCATGAAAACTCCATAGGCTGTCACTATAGCGCGCAACACCAATTGGCAATTAGTGCCGCCTTCTATATACGTTCCAGAACAAATCATTACCGAGTTTGTGACCAGCATTTACTTATATGGACATGCTGATTCTGTATGCCCATAGGCCTGACAATGTTCACATGGTCCCAAAATTACATCACCACCTTTTTACTTAAGTGGTTTCGACTGGTCGTGGCGCGCGATATTTATGCTCCACACGATTCACTTGCCTGCCATTATACATTCCATTTTCTACGAACACATCTAATTCTTTTCCTTCGGCCGCATTCAAATCGTATCGTTTCCCTTCCTCTGGAGTAATGCCGAATGATTCGAGAAAACCGCGCGCAAATCCCATCGCCTTACTATTAAAGTTCCAGTCTATCGCGGTCCCTTCGAATTCTTTCGAGCCGTCATCTGCATTAAACAGAATAGTTCCTTCTATTGGATAGTTGGTTGATGGTGTTTTTCCCTCGACTGATTTAGCTGGCGCTTCTCCGACTGATTCGATTTTCATGCGGTACCAACCCGGCAAAACGATTTTCCCGCGCATTAAATCTCTTTTAGAGAACTGTATAATTGGGGACATTTTCTACTCCTGTTGATTGTTTGTTGGTGGTTGTTGGTTCTGTTTTTTGTTGTAAGAACGTTTTGAATTTTCCAATCTACATATTTTACACCTCCTACGTCCATCTGCCGCTATGTACAAATTATCACCATCTAAAGGATGACCATGTGAACAATGTGTCCAATCTCGTCTAACAGTTTTATGGGTTCCTAACATTATTGAATCCCATTGATTCTGCTGATTGGTTCCAACGTAAAGATGCAAGGGATTCCAACAATTCTTGTTTGGGCAATTTATCGAATGTAGTGCTTGTTTTGATTTATCTTTTAAATCTAATTTTAAATAAAGATATGCTGATAATCTATGAACACCATACAGTTTTCCTTCATAACGTGCGCGACCATAACCTTTTTCACTAGTAGAACCTTTCCATAACCAACAATCAGTAATTGGATCTTGGAAAGTATTATTCAATAATCGCTGAAGCAATTTTTCTTCAATGCTAGTCACACACCAAATCCTTTCGCTGATTGTTGGATTGGTTCTGTTGTTGGTATTGTGGATGTTGGTTTCATGTATTGATTTTTCTCGATTGCTGGTTTCAAATATGTTTCATACAGTGGTTTATCACCGAAATTGATTCTCCTTTCTAATGGCAAGCTGGTTCGCGCGAAATCATCGCCGGTATGAACTGTGACTAATCCATATTCACCTTCTTTCTCTGTATCGAAATTCTGCTTTATATCAAAATGATAGACTTCCGAACAATAAGCAGGGATTTTCGCGCTTATGATCTTACCTCCAGTAACGATTATTCGCGCGAAATGTGTCGATTGCTGTTTATCTTCTGGCTTTCGCTCACCAATGACGTGCGCGATTAATATTACGTTTACCTTATGAAATTTGTGAATGTCTTTTAATAGAGAAACAAGTTGCATAAATGCTGAGGCTTCCGCTTTATAATCTTCTAATGAGTTTACGTTGATGTTGCCAATTTTCATTCCTTTTTCAGAACCATCCTGCCGTTTTGTGCCTGATTTGACTCCCATCGTTTGAGAATTTATTTTGTCTCCACACGAAGTGATAGAATCAATTATAATTGTTTTATAAGGACAATCTACTTGTAATTTCTCCAAACGCGCGGCAGGTTTGTCCCAATCATTATAATCATCGAAATGAATATCTTTTGCAAAATCGATGCCCCATTTGCGTGCGGGAAGAATGAGCGCATCCATTTTTCCTTCAAATGAGAACCAATATTGGGGTTTGGGAAAGGACATAGCTTGAGTTGACTTGCGCGTTCCAATTTCACCCTTGAACATTGTAAAGAGTGCATTCTGATTTACATCGGCTAATGTTGGCATTTATTTTACCTTATTTACTTATTGAAATTTGGGCATTTTTTGGTAAATAAAATGATTTAATTCTATAATTCATGCTTGGAACTGAATATTCAATTTCTGTAATTTCTCCGCTTTCAACTAATTTATCTAATATTTCATTGTAATTTTCTTTTTTAAGATATAGTTCACAATGAACTAATTCCAACACTTTCATAACTAGTTCAGTTCCTTTAATACCATTATGAGAATTGATTACTTGTAGTATTGCTTCTTGTGTTGTCATTTCTTTTCCTTTGTATAATTAGGATTCATTCGATTTCTCTCGCGCTCAAATCGAACCATCATTCTTTTCACACTTTCTATCATATTTTCATTCGTAATCAAACCGTGTTCAACATGTTCGATGAGTGATTTCAGAGAACCATAGAAGCGCGCGTATTCGACCAACAAGCTATCAGATGAATTCATTTCGTTTTCTCTTTTGAGAGTGGGCCATCTTTAATTGCTTGAATTATTCTCTCTTTACAAGCTTGATATACAGTATAAATAACGCCAGTATCAATTGGTTTTAAATCATTTGGATTTTTGACTTCAATCGCGCATGAATCACAAAAATATCGAATCATTTTATCCCCTTACTAGTCCATCCGCATTTAACGCATTTAACTCTTAGATTTCGTCGATCTATTACCATTTCGTGTTGACACCTGAAGAATCCAATTAGCCAATTTAACCACTTCATTCTTTGTCACACGTAATTTAGTTCCAAGAACAGTGATTTGAAAATGATCGTGCATTCTAACCCATCTCATTTTCCTTTTTGGATTTTCTAATTCCCATCTTTGTAAATCCTTTTTAGTGAATTGAATTATTGGGGTCATTTCATTTCATCATTTGAGTGTTAAATTAATCTTAGTGACAATTTCATTCAATTTGATCACGGCTTGATTCAAATTGATTATGGTCGTTTGTGCTTCGGCCAATGTTAATTTGAGTTGTTTCATCGCATCCTCAAAATCTTTACCTAACATGCTCATAATTTCTCACTCAATCTTTTTGAAAATTCCTCAAATCGCTTTATGTGTTCATTACTACTATCAACTTTACCTTGTTGATATGCGACTTCGATTAATGATGTGAAATACGAGATGTCATCTTCGGTTAACATCGTCCCACTAACTACCATCCAATCGATTATCTTGGCCCTTGCCTCTTCGTTAGTCATATTATTTTTCTTTTTATTCCATTTGTCCAATTACCTGTTGAATTTTTTCCTTAATATATTCAGTGTAAACTTTAACATTCTTTTTTCTTTCTGATTGTGAATTAAAATTTATATAATTCTCAATTTTCTTAATTGCATCCCACATTGCTTCCCATTCAGCTTTAGTTAATGACATTTCTATCTCCAATCAATCATTTTGTGGGTCCCATTTACTCGATTTTATAAAATTCAGCCTTAATTCCTCCTCTCTCATTCCCCTATCGGATTCACATACTGAAACGAAATTACATTTGCCATAAATGTTTTCGCAATGTGTATAATTTGGTGGCCAATGAGCTTGTTCTGTATAATCTAATAATTTATAAGCGTAATAAGGGAGAATTTCAGATTGCCACTCAATCAGCCTGTCAGTCGAATAATTCATTATCTCTCTGA